TCCACCAGTACGGACGTATTCATAGTTGAAACCTCCGGTAGCTTGGTTGTCCTTAACGGTAAATGTAGAATCGGAGATGTTTAATCCCCCCACATTGTCCATAAAAGACTGGAATAGTTTATCGCCTTGCTGTTGTTGCATCTATTAACCTAAAGAGTAACCAACAATATAAGCCGCGCCTGTTCCACTAACATCGGCATAAATACCATTGTTAGCTACCACACCTTCACCAGGCAAGTGAGCGTCTACATAAGACTCGCCTGCTGGTATAGCTAATTTAGCTAATACTAAACCAGAAGCTGCAGAAGCATTGTCATAAATTGTAACAGTGGCGGCGTTTGTTCCATCTGCTATAAGGTGGATAGATAAAAGTCTGCCTGCCGCATTCATAATTGCTGCGTCAGATGTTTGTAGTCCTGAGGATGTTGCTGGATTTGCCATTAATTGTCTCCGTTAAAAGCTTTCTGGGTTAAAAGGTATTACTGCTGTTGGATTTCTACTTCGTTTTGCACTCATGTCTTTAAATTGCTTAAATAAGTCTCTAAAGTTTTCTGCGGCTACATCATGCACTCGAATGTTATTAGCTAAAGATTCTTTAAGCTTTGCTTTATACACTCCATACATTTCTACACTTTGCTTAAACAAAGGACTAATCTGAGCACTAAGTGTGTCAGCACCATCAAGCATAGACTGAGGAAGCTGGTCATATTCAATAAGAATACCACCAGTCTCACTAAATTGAGGAGCAGGACGCAACACTAAGTTTCTTCCTCTGAAGTAATAATAAGGAAGATAGGTTTGTGTGTTTGTACCGCCATCTGTATAGTAACCTTCAGTTAGGTTATTACGATAAGGAAGCATTATAGCTCCGTTAGTAACAACTTTGTAGGCTGCCTTTAATAAAAAGAAGTCGGCAGGTAAAGATATTGTTTCCTGCCCATTCACTATATTTAAGGTTGTAGTGGTAGTACTGTAGCCCTCATTAATATCCATTAACTCTGCCATGTGAATACGAACACCTTCGTTTAGATATTCAGTAAGCTCATCATCAGTCCAAAACGAATTGTTTGGGTCAGGCTGATTCAGCAAGTTTCTAACCGACTGAATCAAATCCTGTAGTGCTGGAGAAATAAGGGCTGTTGACACTTGTTATTCCTTAGGTTGTTTATTAACTTGTGCGTTTGCAGCAGCTTGTAACTGACGCAATTTAACACGAGCAGCTTCGGAACGCTGTTTGTTTGGATCTTGTAACTCACGTTGATAAGTAAGTAATTCTTCCATAGCATTAATATCTCCGTCTGTAGCAAAGGTATTAATGTCAGCTTTCATGTCAGCTAATTGTAAATCATAAGCAAGAGCTACCTGTAGGTTATTCACTTGTTGCTTAAGAGCCATAATCTTTTTATTAAGACCTTCTTGTCTTTTAGAAGCGAGGATAGCCTTACCTTCTTCAGACTCTCTATACTCAGCATCTTCAAACTGAGGAGGAAGATCTACAAGGCCAAGATAACCTTTCTGTTGTACAATCCAACCACCAAGTTCTGCTCTCATGCTTTTAATTTGGTGAGGCTTAAAGGAAAAGTGATTTCCAAAAGCTTGTACATGTACTACTTTATCTAGTGCGTTATATACTATTACGTCTTGCGAATTAAAGTCCATAGTTTTTTAGCCCTTCATACCCCGAAGAATATGGCTAGGGTTTACTCCTTGTGCGACGAGAGCGGCAAACTCTTTCCACTCACGCTTATGTTGTTTTGCATTGTACCGCATTTCTTCTCTAGCTTTTTTTGTCTCGCTTTCTTTGTGCTTGGCTGCGGCGTAGTCCAGCTCATCGATGTAATTCTTTTTACCCCAGGAATCCATACTTTTGATTTTACCTAGGACATTTTCATGTAAAACTTCAACGTCTAAAACGTGATTAATTATGTCTATCTCAACATACTCTGCTGTGTACAGCTTTGCTCCATTAAATTCACCATGGTAGACATTTGTAAGAAAATCAGGTTTACGCCTAACTTCCCACATACCCCATCCACCCTTTTTCTTAGGGTTCCACTTGATGTAGAGCTGCTTATCATAAGCTTTTAAAATGCGCTCAAGAAAAGCTTTGTTGCAATCAAGACTGTTACCAACGACAATATTACCAGTAGGTTTGAGATAATCGCCAGGCTTAAGCATTTGGCTTCCTTACTACTTTGTCCAGTGAGTAAATACCGCCTAAGGCTCCGATAGCCAAAGCAAAGTCTGAACCTCCAAAACTGCCTAAGGCTAGTGGGCCAATAGTTACGCCGCTTACGGCAAGTTTGGTGAGGCATATCATACATCCATAGAAGAATACTGATCTGGTAGTGCTAGGAGCGCCTTCAGAGTCCGGTAATAAGTATTTAGTAATGTCCATGTTTTCCTTAAAAATAAAGTATGCGGATATTAAAGAGCGACGCATCCCGCTCACTCTCCTTCAGCTTTACCTGGTCAGGAGGAAACTATTAGGATACTCCCGCAGGTTTAGCCAAGTTCACAATAACACCGTGGGCGTTACGCTTAGCAGAACCTAAGTTACAGTAGTGTCTCCAGTAAGACTGGAACTTGTCGAAGTTTGCTACACGAAGGAACTTATCAGATCCGTCATGTTGTCCGATTTCTAGAGGACATAATTCATACTTCTCAAGGTATTTCTTTGTAATTGCATATACACGGTCATCTTGACAGTCTACATCCAACCATAATTCAAGACCGTTGAACGAAAGTTTTTGGAAACCTGCGTCCATCTTACCATCCATATATCGCTTTTGAGGCAATACGATGTCAAGGTATTTACGTCTTTGCTTACGGTGCATGATGAGTGTATCTACGTTCTCACCAGACAATACACTTACGTCGTCAATAAGACGCTGAATAAGGTCACTGGTTAAGTTAGCAGAGTTAGCATCAATGCGTCGTCCACGCCACAACAAGTTAGTTGCTGCAGAAAGGTTTTCAAACGTGGTAAGTTCTGTTCCGTCATCCACGATACCTCGAAGACCGATCATTTCTTTTCCGTCTGAAGGAGCAGAGTCACGGATGTTTTCTTTAACGATTTGGTCAGTAGTGATAAGAGCAACACCAACAGACGAAGAGAAATAAACGATGTTATTTACTTTGTCTACTTGGCTAATACGCTTACTATCTACAGTCTTTGTAGCACCGTTATAGATGTCGATTACCATGTTAGCTCTCAAGTATTGAGCGCTGTCTACAGTAAAGGAAGTTGCGTTGGACAATACGTTAGCAGAAGGAGAAGCCATTAAGCCGTTTCCTAAGCCGTAGAACTGTCTGTTTTCGTCTTTAATAAGACGGTCACGAGCACGTTCCATAGCGTCCATTACTACGTCAACAAATGCTTCATCATCGCCATCAGCAGCTTTGCTTACAAGTCCAGAGAACTCGATTGGAGCTACGTTGATTTTTGGCAATACTTTAAACTGTTGGTAGTTTTCGTTATCGATGGTTCGGAATTGTTCGTTCTCGTTAATAGCGCCTACAGATTCGTTACCGTAGTCGTTAATATCTCCGAAGAAGCCTTCTCCACCTGGGTTATATTTTGTTGCAGACTTAGCAAGCTCGTCCATTGCTCGTGCTTCTAAGTTTTGCATGCGGGATACGTATTTACCATATACCCGCTTAAGTGCTCCAGCGATGCTGGAAGTATCAGTAGCCATTGATTACCTCTAAATATTCTTATTTGCTCTTGCTTCTGCTAGTGCTTCAGCTTTAATAGCTTCTCTTATATCATTACGAGACATATTAGATTCTTTATTCACTGCCTGAGCTGGCGCTCCCTTTTTCAAGGTTGCTGGCTTAGACGCATCTGCTTTTTTGCTATCCACAAAATTCTTTGCTGTGGTACGTTCTACTGTGTTAAACATCTTACCAATATTCTCATGGACACTCTTTAACACACGTGGAAGGTCTGAGATTTGCAGGGAAGGGTCGGCTTTTACTGTTCTCTCTAAGAGAGCTTCGTATAAGTCTTTTCTTTCTGCTGGTACTTTGTTTTCTGTATAAAACGATTCTTTAGTAGATTGTATTTGTTGTTGAGTCTGTTGCATGGCTGCTTGTTCCTTCCATTGCTTAAACTCATTAAGCTCCTGCTTAAGTTGATCTACCTCACTAATCTTACCAAATCTTTCGGCAAACTGTGGGTCAATCCCCTTCAACCTTTCCATAAGCTCATCCTTCGGTGGTTGTGCTTGTGGTGCGCGGGACTCCATGTCCTGTAATCTTTTTGCTAAAGCCTGCAATTCGTTTTTGTACTGGTTCTTTTCAGAAATCAGTTCTTTAAAACGAGGATGCTCGTGAAACGGAACCTCTTCTGCCTTTTGCTGTACAGGAGCCGCTTCTTGTGAAACACTCTCTTGGCTTGAGTCAGTTGATTGTTCTGTTTGTTCTACTGTCTCCGAAGACGACTCGGTATTTACGTCAATTTCAGACTGTTCGTTGTCGATCATTGTTTGTCCCACCTGTTACGTGAATTACTCGTCACGACGAGCTACTGTAGGTCATTCAATAGTTACTTGATTATACTCTGAGCCTATCCTGTAACCGGATAAGCCTACGGAGCAGCGTCGGGCGTTACGCTGACCAATACGCCCTAAATTCTTGTCAAAATCTTTTTAGCAATATCTGCACTAGGTGCTACAATACTGCTAGGTTTCTTTAAAGCTTTAATACGTCTTTGAAGCTCCTCAATAAAAGGCTTCATAAGTGTGGCATAAGATTCAACAGAGCGTTTAGCATACTCCATTGTGTAGTTATTCATCTCAAGAAGACATACACTCTTATAGTGTCTAGCTGTCTTTGAATAGTCTACATAAAACTTATAACCTAAGTCAGTTACCTTCTTACAAAAGGAAAGGTCTTCTCCTTCTATCATCGCTCTAGTTTCTTCATCATACTTAAATGAGAAATAAGGCTTAGGTATCTGCTCTAACACTTCTCTCTTAATAAAGAGACATCCAGTAGCAAGGCCATCAATAAACTCTGTACCAGTCTGAGGTACATCTGCAGCTCCTAGACCTTTTGTTCCTCTACCTTTGTAGGCGGTGAACATAATCTGTGGCTGACTAGCTCCAGCAGGTGTCATAAAAATAGGATAAGGAGCGCCGGCTACTTTCCATTTTTCATGTTCAAGTACCATGTCGAATAAATCCGGCGGAGGTACTACATCAGAATCCATCATGTACAAAATATCCGCTTCACTCTTCAAAAAATCTTCAACAATTGCATTCCTTGCCGCATCATGAAAAATTCTTCTAACACAAAGTTCTGGCCAAATAAATTCGATCTTATCTCCATACATTTTTTCTGCTTTTCTCCAGAAATAACTTTGAGAATCGACTACAGTACCTACAGTAGGTACACCAACATACACTTTTATTCTATTACTAATTTGTTCCATTTTCTTTGGTTCTCTTCTGCGCTTAATATTTGCAAATTCCAAGGTACATGTAAACCACATACATCTTTATTTGCGAGCGGTATAATATGATCTACGTGATAACCTTTTGGACAATTTTTGTAGATCTTGTAGATTTCTTCCAAATGTTCTTTAGTTAACCATTTAGGCATAGCCTGTCTTTTTTCTGGCTCTCCTACTTGCCCAGATCGCTGTCATCTTTCCTGGGTTTTTAATTTTCCATTCTTTGTGTTTTTGGTATTTTCGCTCTTTATTATTAATATACCAATTTTTACTTAATTCTTTTGCTAACTCTTTATTCTCTGTTCGCCATGTTTTGTGCCACTCAGCAACTTTTTCTTTATGTTGTGAATACCAAATCCTACCCAGTTCATTAAGTCTGTCTTTGTTTTCTTTTCTATATTTTCTAGAATAACAAAGCTTACACATACCCTTACAGTATGGCTTATCTAAACAGCACTGCATTAACCTTGACCTGGTCCTCTCATGTTTCCGTTACCTTTAACTTGACCTGGAACGAGCGCGTCACTAAACAATGCATCACGCTGTTTTGATGTCATACCATTTCCAGCTTCTTTTAATTCTTGAGGCTCTTGTCCTGTAGACTGTTCTTGTGGTGGTTGTCCAGTCATAGCGGCTTGAATCATTTGTTGTTGCTGAGCTTGTTGTTGCATCATGTCATGTTCTTGAATATGCATAAACACAGCTTGCTGCACAGCTAAAGGCATAGACATAAATCTAGGTTCTTTAGTCATGTTGCCATGTACTTCTAAGTGAATGGCGTGGTTGTCTGTCACTAACACCACAGGTTTATTATCTGGGTTGGTTTCTAAGTCATGTAATAGGTCATTTTCCCATTCAGCACGTCTTGTATCTGGTCCTACATCATTATCAAAGCCAGAAATACCTAAACGCTGTAAAAACTCACTTCTATTAGCAGGCATCTCGAGAGAGAGTGCACCCGTTGCAGATACTTCAAGTAAAAGAGCCTGTTCTGCAGCTTGTAACTTAGGAATGTTACTTCCTGCTTCAATAACTACGTTACAATTGTCGTATAAGTCAGAACCTATAAAATTATTAATTTCTTGTTCAGATAATTCTTGGTTACGCATCATTAACATGCGAATAAACTCAGGGCGAGGCTCTTGATACTTAGAAGCAATAAGTCTTAGCTGTTTTTTCTGGTCAGACTCAATAAATCTTTTCCATCTACCCAACACAGGGAAAAGTTTTCCTGTGCCCACTTCATATAACATAGATAAGGCAGAGGCGGCGGTTACACCTGGGGGTCTGTCGCCCTTTAAAATGTCAATTGCACCAGTAACTGACTTAAAATCTTCTAAAGTCTTCTCTCGTTCCATGAAAACTGATTCATGAACACCAGAAGAAGGCATAACTTCAGGTTTTGTACCAGATCCATCAGCTCTGTAAAACTTTTCTAGACCAGGACGACCAGTCCAGCTTCCAGGCTCCACTCCAATCCCTAAAGGGATGAGTTTTTGTGGAATAGCCATTGTCTTACGAGTTAAAATAATTGTCGAGTCGATGGAATTGAGCTTCTTTTGTATTTCTGCACCGTCATCAAGAGGTGACTTAGCCCAAAACCTACCAGGTACAAGCTCCCAGCGGCACTCAGAATAAGGATGCCAGTCACCGAGTTCTGGACCTTCACAGGGAGAAGGACCCACATACAAAGTAATACCGTTGGCGACAACAACAAGGCGACCTTTTGGGTAGTTGGAAGAGGGTCTTTCATAATATTCTTTTACAACAGCAGTGTTTTCTACATATTCAGCGCTTCCGCCTACATTAGAAATAAGCCCGCCGTTACGAACTCCAGAAGAAGACTTAAGTTGAAAGAATCTTCTCATAGAATTGTTAAGAGAAGTTTCAGGCTTAAGTTCATCTACTGCACCTGGTATGTATCCTTCGCCTTCTTTACCATAGGTAGTCTTAATCCAGTCAAGAGGTTGGATAGAATACTCCATAATCCAACGAGTCTTGTTCAAACTCATAGCAAGAGGGTCAAGTGCAATACGATAAGGTTCAATTACATCTGTATTAACATCACCTATTGGAACTAAATCCATAATAGGCTGACCAAATTCGTCCACTGCAGGCATAAGTTGACTTCCTACAACTTGTCCAGTCATAGGGTCTGTTTGAGGTATCTCTTCCATACGCGGAACTTCAGCCTGATTTACATAAGAAATGTCCCAGTAGGATTTTTTAAATACAGTACCAAAGCCTACAAGAACAGAAGCCGCATATTCGTAGTTTTCGTCTTCACCTAGACGTTCATAATTAGACTCAGACACAAGAGTGGCAAGTTTTGCTGCACTCTTATCTTTGTGTGTCATTGTATTAGGACGAACAGTGATGCGTGGTTTAGTTTTTAGTAGATAACCCTTCAAAGTTTGATAGGCATCATACATAATATTTGTAACAGGTCTAGGAATATATTCGTTTTCCTTATTAACCTGTATAGGCTTCCACATACCACCAGACTGAGTGTTCTGTTCATATTGAAGCCACTGCTGACCGTCCAACATAAGTTGGTTACGTTCCCAGTTTTTAGCTAAAGCTGTCTTTACTTGAGTGTCATTTTTGTAAAACTGCTCAATAGACTGCGCAAGCTGAGTGGGGTCATCAATGCCCGACAAATCTAAATTTAATGTAGAGGCGTTTGCTCTCTGACTGTCAGACATTTTTAATAATTCCCTGAAAGTAGATTAGAAGCTTCTTGTGCTACTTCTTGTTGGATGGGTGAAGTCGGTGGGTCAATATTATCTAAGCCATCTAATATAGCATTAGCTTGATGAGACACAAGCTGTACTCTAGTAGAAGGCTGCACCATATCACGTAAAAACCGAACCTGCTCTTGCAGGTCGGCTATCTGTGCATCTTTCAATGACATCATATTTACATGTGTGGATTTAAGTATTATCATTTTTTCTTTTTAGTCTCACCAAAAGGATTTCCAGTACGTTCATTAATTGTAGCTTCTTCGTCTGGTTGAATTGGTTGAGGTTTCCCATGTCTGCAATAGACTCAAGCAGACTTTTTTCTTTTTGTGCCATACTAGTATCCTTGAGCAATAAGTTGTCCGTGTACGGTTCTACCTGGATCAACAAAAGATAAACTTATCTCATTACCATCAAATGATGGGGCTGCAGTGAGAGTCAGCCCTGTAATAATGATTTGTGAAATACTTGATAGCTCGGCTATTGTAATAGTGCCTGAGGTATCCCCACTGTGCGCCACTAAATTAACAAGAAGCTCCCTATATGGACCCATAGGAGGCACACGAGCAGCTAATGTAGATGGTGACGAAGAAAGTGCCATATTACTTACCTAAGCAAATAATCTGAGCAGAACGAGCAGCAAGAGGGTCAGCAAATGCTAAGGTAACAGCATTACCGCTCATTGTAGCAGCTGCAGTGAGGTCTAAGCCAGCAACAATAACCTGACCAACGCTAGATAAAGCGTCTGCAGTTATAGTGCCTGAAGTGTCGCCATTCTGAGCAGTGAGATTTAATATTTGAATAGGGCCGATGGAGAAAGATCGGGGTTCGAGTGTCGAGTTAGCAGCTACTAGTGCCATGATGTGTTCCTTTTCTTGTTAATTAACGCCTAACTTGAGGCGGATCATTGGCCTAGGTGCACCTAGGCATTAGACCATTTGAGGGTTCGCACCATGCGACCTCCTACATTATACATAAATAAGTTGACAAGTGGCACAGATTATGTTAGTCCCCAAAAGGATCTTTGACTTTACTGGGTTTTTTGATTTCCCTAAGTTCGTCAAATAAAGCTCTTTCCATGGAACCACGTTTATGTTTGTCTGCGGGGTTCTCAACCTTAGGGGTAGGCTCAGGGCAGGTCATCATTAAATATCTTAAAGCATCACAAGCATGGTCATTATGCTTTACAGGTTCTTCTTTTTCGTTCATACGACCTTGTTGAGACATATTACGTTCTGCCCATCTATACTGCGCAATTTCATCTAGTAAATTGTGACAGGTGTCAAAGATGTACAACCTAGGCTTACCCCTCTTGTCAGGCTTTAAGTAGCTTTTAACACGTTCAATTCCGGTTTGTACACTTTTCTGTGCTTCAAGTAAAGGGAAGGAGGGGGGTAGGTTGCGAAGATAAATATCCCAGTTGGTGAGGCCATTCTTAACCTGTTTAGCGGCAGGGTCCATACGAGCCTGCTCCACCACACGATTACCTAACTTTGCAATAGCCGAAGGACGACCATCTTTACCTTTTTTACAAATCTCATCAATAAGCCACTCTTTTTCGTAGAACTCATTCCAGATGTATACATCGCCGTCGGGGTCAATAGCGCCGTATACCCACGCGGCGGCGTTACGATATCCATCGTCGCACCCAATACGAATAGTCCAGTCGTCCGGTATTCTGAATGGTTTAATAACATGTATGGAGCGGTCGAACTCATTGTATATTTGTCCTTCAAATGTGTCATCGCTTCCCTCAATCTCTCTTTTAATACGTTCAGCCGACCAGGTGGCCTTCATGGTTTCCACATAACCTTCTGGTAGGTGGATGTTCTCTGTACTTGGAGCGCGGATATTTAAAAATAGGTCTTTAATACTTTGATCAGAAATGTGGTCCTGCTTTATCCACCATCTGTAACACCAATCATGTCCGCCTGGATTCTGGGTAATAATAAGCTTACGCCAATGCTTACCTCTAAGACGCCCCTGAAGTAACATAAAGGCAGCCTCAGATACTTGAGCAGCCTCATCCACATATACCGCGTTTAAATTTAAAGATCGCAGTTTATCTGGGTCTTCCAAGCCACGAAAGTAAATAGAGGACTTTTTTCCTTCTACATTCCAAAGTTTAACCTCCATGTCAGCTACTCGCACTTCCGCTATTAACTCTGGTGGGCATATTTCTAAAAATGTTTTATAAGTGGTCGCCTTTAATTCTGGAGAAAATTGCCTCCCAATTAAATAATCTCCATGCTTAAGCACTGCCATATGAATCATTGCTACACAGCCAATCATTGTTTTCCCACTACCCACGCCTCCTGAGTAGCGGATATACCTTTTCTTGTTTCCAAGAACGGCGTCTAAAAATAATTTCTGCTTTGGTAATGGCCCTCGTTTACCATCTTCACCCAACGGAAAACACAAATTTAAATCTATAATTTTGGACATTTATTACTCTTTTTTCTGTTTTCTTCTGCGGGTAAATATTGAAGGTTCCAAGGTACGTGTAGTCCACAAACGTCCTTTCCCCTTAGTGGAATAATAT